TCAGTGCATCTGGAGAGATTGCTGCTGATGTTTGTCAGGGTGTAACTGAACAGCATGAACGGTACCAGGCTCAACAATGATGTCAGCGATCGACTCATGGGTTTTAAACGTACAACTGCAGTTAATGTTCTGACACTGGTGATAGCGTTCTTTGGTATTGAGGCTCAGGTAACGGCTGGAACGGGCGTGGGCGGCGTGTTGGCATTTCGGGCAGTGCATCATAGCAATCACCATGTAATCATTTTAATAAGATTTAATCATTGTATGTTATCCGCAAAAAAAATACATCCAACATTACAGTGAATTACACTCCACCTTTGAAAAGGGTATGCACCGCACTGGGTAAATCTCTGCTATGTTATTTGGAATAAGCAAGGAGAGGCAATGAAACTACTGCAGAATGAATTCGACTACCGGACCTGGATGACTGACGAGTTTTTGGAATATGACGATAGTCCATCATCTGCAATGAGTCAGGACGAATTAGAGCAAGAACTACTGCGTATGATGCCACTCAGCTTTCCTTGTCTGGTTTATGTAGCCTACAGCGGCAATCCCAATGCACCTGAACGACTTATATTTACTTCCCGCAACCAGTTGGCGGAATGGGCTGCGGCAATGGGATTAACCTAATCTCTTCATTTCGATGCATACATTTTTCCTTACCCAGCGTCATGAGTTTCCGTCGCCTCATAGCTGACATCTGACAGCAATACCTCAAGATTTAACGTCGTCACAAATCCGCTGCCGTCCAGGTTGTGCGTCACCTTGCTGATTAGCCAGGGCTGCGCGTCGATCACGGATTTAAAGCCCGACACCGCCACCGGCGTCTCAGGGAATAAATCCGCCCGCCCGCGAGCCAGGGAGATCGAGAACTCGGCGACACCGCGCTGGAGTTTGTCCCACTTCGCCTGGGCTGCCCGTATGGCGGCCTTTTGCGTAGCGTAGACCGTCGTCAGTGCAAACACGTTTTCATCACTGCCCACTAGGTATTCCCCCTCTTTCGCCTCCGGCATTTTCTGTGCCTTCACCGTGGTCTTTTTGGCTGCCGGATGCTGCAGGGCGCGCAAATGCTGTTCTTTTTTCTTCCGCTGCACCTTCACCTTTTTCGGCTTCGGGTCTTTGGTATGCAGCCAGGTGGCTGACACGCCGGTATAGGCATCACGGTCAGCAAGAGTAAACGTGTGACCGTCGCCATCGCTGCGGGTCAGCGTCGTTTTCGGTATCGGCTTGCCGCTGGCGGTCACGGCAGCGCCGGGTTTGATAAACAGTAGCTTTCCGGCCTTGATGGCGACAACCCCGCCGTTCAGCTCGGCCAGGCGGGTAATGAATGCGGCATCGTTTTCCTGCGTCTGGTCGATATGCGATACCTTCACCCCTTTAAACGCCTCCGCGACAGCAGGCTGGAGGTTGTTGCGCGCCGCCACGGTGGAGACAATCGCCTCCAGCGTTGTGTCGTGATAGGAGTGATCGCGGCGGGAATTCAGGCTGCCGCGATAGTCCGCGCTGCGGGCGCGCAGCGTCAGCGTATCCGGTGCACCGCGATGCTCTACCTCATCCACGGTGAATTCTCCCTTGTGGATGAGCGCCTGACCTTTCCACCCCAGAAAAACGCTCAGCACCGCGCCGCGCGGGGGCATCTGCATCAGGCCGTCTGCGTCGTTCAGCGCAATATCAAGCTGGTCAGCCTCAAATCCGCGGTTGTCGGTCAGCGACAGCGAAATCAGCCGCCTGCTGATATCGGCGGTGATGTCTGAACCGGCAAGTTTAACCCTGTAGTCCGGCGCAATCTGCGCGCCGTTATCTATTGCGAGAGTGGACATCATGACAGCAGCCCGCCTGCAGACTTCTGTGCACTGCGGGCAATCCCGCCCGCCTGATCCAGGAGACCGTCAGCCTGGGATTTGATATCACCAAACATGGCGGTCAGGCTTTCGTCCACGCGCTTGAGGCTCAGCGTAAATTCAATTTTGCGGGCCGCCCCGTTGGCAAAAAACACCGAATGCTCGTCACTGAGGCTTTCGATCACGAACATCCCGTAAATCGCCCCGTTGCCGCCAATCAGCGACCAGGCGCGCCCCTGGTCAGCCATCAGGCGCAGCGCGTCCAGGCTCAGCCTGCCGCCGGTGATTTCCGGCAGCAGCGTGCCGGTCAGGGTGATTTTTTCATCCCCTTGCCCCAGAAACTGCGGCGCGGCGCGCAGGCCGATCCGGTCATTAGTCGGCCAGCGGTATTCCGCCGAGCGCTGCAAACTCTGATAGGGCAGCGTTTGCAGCATAAACACGAACATCCCCAAAGCCAGCATCATAAAAGCCTCCTTAGCCGTAATGCATTGCGCTGCGCGCCGCCGAACGCTGGCGGCGCAGGTAATCTTCAAACAACCGCATCGCCTCGGCGGCGACGTCTTTCGCACTTTGTCCGGGTGCCGCGTAAACGTTAAAAGTCGGGGCTGCCACCGGTGCCTGATTACGCATCAGCGCCGCCGTATCCCGCCGCCCCGTCACGCTGACCGGACCCCGCACCAGCTCCGCGCCGTTCTCACCCACAATGCCGACTTCACCGGCGGCAATGTCGCCGCCTTTATCGAACATCCCCGCGTAGCCGTAGGCCGCGCCGCCGGTGCCGTAAAACTGCGCAGGTGAAGAAAGCCCCGCCGGTTTCGGCAGTCCGTTGCTGACACCCACTGACAGGGTTTTATCGCCACCTGATTTCATCCAGTCCGGCAGAAAATCCGTCATGCTTGAAAGCTTGTCTTTCAGCGCCTGCCATTTTTCGGCAATGCCGTCCATCAGCGCGGTGATCATGCTGCTGCCCGCGTCCTTAAACTTGCCCGGCAGGCTTTTCACCACGTCGAAAATCTTCTGACCAAAAGACGTGAGGAAATGGATATAGGCGTTAAATCCGGCTTTCGCCCCGTCCTTAATCGCCGTCCAGACCGCCGCGAACTTCTCTGACAGCCCCTGCACGCTGGCAACGATACTGTTCCAGGTATTGCTCAGCCAGTCCGTCATCGTCGTCCAGGCTTCGGTTGTCCAGGCGGCAATCGCGTCCCACATCTTTTTAAACTTCGGTGCCAGCGTGCTCCAGTTCGCCCAGATATATATCGCCGCCATGGCAATCAGTGCGACCACGGCCAGCAGGGGATTCGCCATCGCGGCGCGCCCCATCCACAGCAAGGCGGTGCCCACACCTTTTAATGCCATGCCGATATAGCCCAGCCCCTTCACCACCGGCCCGACTACTACACCCAGCACACCGAGGCCGACAACCAGGCTCGTCACCGCCAGCGCCGATTTAACAATCGTGCCGGTCAGTTGCGGATTGGCCTTGACCCATTTGCCCACGTTGCCGAGCCAGTCCGTCGCCGATTGGGTCAGCTTTCGCAGGCTGGAGTCTTGCTTATCGAAGGTTTCAATCTGCAAATCCTCAAAGGCGGACTGCATGTTTTTCAGGTCGCCGTCGAGGTTATCCGTCTGCGTTTTGGCGACCGCCGCCGCCGAACCTTGCGAATGTTCCAGCGCGTTTTTCTTCTCGCCGAGCCTGCCGTTGCCTGCGGCCTCCACCAGTTTCACCGCACCTTTCATCGCCTCCTCACCGAAGATCACTTTCAGGTATTCGGCCTGCTGCGCTGTCCCGAGTTTGTTCTTTTTAAAAGAGGCGTTAATGTCAGTGAGAATCTTTTGAACAGGCAACATGTTGCCTTTCTTATCCCGCGTGGTGATCCCCAGCTCTTTCAGCGCCGCCGGTGCCTGGCCGGTCGGTGCCTGCAACCGGCTGAACATCGCGCTGGCACCGGTGCCCGCCATGCTGCCCTTGATACCGTTATCGGCCAGCACGCCCAGCATCGCGGTGGTGTCTTCAATACTGGCACCGGCCGCCTGCGCAATAGGTGCCACGTATTTCATGGCTTCACCCAGCTCAATCAGGTTGGTGTTGGAGCTGGTAAACCCTTTGGTCATGACGTCTGAGACGCGCTTTATCTGATCCATCGGGATGTTGAACGCCGACTGCATATTGGTCACGATGTCAGCGGCGTCGGCGATATCAATCCCCGAGGCCAGGGAAAGATTCACAGTGGATTCGGTCGAGCTGAGAATGGAGTCGGCGTTATACCCTGAGCGGGCGAGAACGCCCTGCGTGCGCGCCACGTCCATCGGGGAAAAGGCGGTACTGCCGCCGATATCACGCGCCTGTTGCCGGATGGCCGCCAGCTTTTTATCGCTTTTATCCAGGCCAAGAATGGCCTGTGTGCCCGACATCTCTTTATCGAACGTGATACCCGGCGAGATAAATTTACCTTCGGCATAGAGGGCTGCCGACCCCACGCCCGTCGCTACCGCGCCGTTGTTGCGCAGGGAATCGCCGACCCTTTGCGTGGCCTCAAAGCGTCTTTTTGTACTGGCCTGCCGCTGCTGCTGCTGGCTCAGCCGCGCCAGAGATTGCCGCTGGCGTTCCAGGGTGGCATTCGCCTCCTGTGAGCTGGCTTTTAACCGGCGCTGCTCCGCCGCCAGCGTGCGCGTGGCGATGCCCGAGGATTCCAGCGCGGTACGCTGCCGCTGCACGGAAACCCGCAGGCTGTTTTCCTTGGCCTGCAACTCACCGGCGACGCGTTTGGCGGCCTCCATCAGCCGGGTCTGTTTTGCGGTAGGACTGGCGGTATTGGCAAACGCCTGCGACAGTTTGCTGGCTTCTTCTTTGGCCTTTTTCAGGCTTTCACGGGTCACGGCAAGCTGCGCGCTGGACTTGCGAAAGCCGTCGATTTGTGACGCCTGCGCGTTGAGTTTGCGCAGCGTGTCCTGCGTGTTGCGGATGTTTCCGCTGAGTGCCTTACTGGCTTTTTCCACCGAGCGGAAAGGACGGGACGCCCGATCCACGGCGTTCAGCAGCACCTGTAATTTTAAATTACTCACTGTCGGCTCCACTGCGAAGTAACGCGCGACGCCGCCACCCGATGATCTCGGTCAGCGACATCGCAAAAAGTTCAGAAGGCTGCCAGTGGAATACCGTCGCAATGTCAGCCATCAGATCGTCAATGACCAGTCCGGCGGGGAGTTTTACTGTGCCGATTTCGGCGATAAAAAACCGACCACCTTGCTCGCCAGCGCAATCAGGTCAGGCAGGCAAAGGGCGTGGCATTCCTGTTTGGTCAGGATCGGCAGCGTGATGCGCGGCAGCACCGTCACCAGCGCGTCAACGTCCGCATTGGACAAGGAAGCCAGGCCGATGCCGCGCAGATGACCGGCGTTAGGTTTGATGATTTCAACCTGGCTGATCACCAGCTCGCCGCGTGCGATCGGCTCTTCAAGGATAACGATGTTTTCATTCTGTTCTGACATAGCGGTGTCTCTTCTTCAAAAGGTGAGGTTTTGCGCCGGTGTCCGGCGCGGGTTACGGGTTACAGGCCGATGTTTTTGCGGTGTTCCGCCAGGCGGTCGGTGCCGTTAACGATTTCCACCATGTTCACGGTGTCCACCTCGATCACGTCCTGCCCGTTAATGCTCAGCTTGAAATAGGTGCACTGGGTAGAGACTTTGGTTTCGGTGTCTTCTCCCTGTTTGTACTCACCAAAATCAACCTCTTTGTGACGCCCGCGCAGGGCGACTTCTACCGCCATCGTCTCGCCGGTGTCGTCCTGCTGGAAGGAACCGGCAAAGCGCAGCGGCGTCGCATCGACGGCGCCCCACTGTTGGAGCACCAGCGTATCCAGCCCGCCCATCGTCCACTCCAGCGTCAGCGCATCGTCGTCCAGCCCGAAATCAATCGGCGCGGCGCCGTTCATGCCGCCGCCTCGATAGTTCTCCAGCTTGCGGGTCAGTTTCGGCAGCGTCAGCGCGCTGACCGTGCCGAGGTAGCTGTTCCCGTCGTTAAACAGGTTCAGGTATTTCAGTTTCTTAGGCAGTGCCATGTTTTAGCGCCTCTTAGCTGTTGATGGCCGTGGCGAACGTCGCCAGGTACTGGTCGGTGATGCGCTGCCGCAGGGTTAAATCTTCCAGCGGCGGCACCGGCGTATAGTCGTAATCAATGAACAGCTTGCCCGCTTTCAGTGTTTCAACGGTGTTCGCTTCCGCGTCATACCAGCAGGTGCCGTCAATGATCAGACCGGCGGTTTTCATTTCGCGCAGCCTGGCGTTAATGCCCGCAATCATGTCTTTGATAAGCGTCGGGGTCATTGGCCTGTCCATCGCCCACAGGTGCGCTTCCGCCATCGTGTCCGCCAGCACCTGCGCGGTGCGGGTGTAGTTCTCGAACAGAAACAGCGGATCATCTGAGCAGGTGCGCTGCCCCCAGAACTTAAAGCCGTCTTTGCGGATAAGCGTGGTCACGCACGCCTGGTTCAGCAGGTCAGCATCGGTGCCGGGGGTCTGCAAATCCCAGTACACGCTGGCGGACAGACCGGTGACACCGTTGATGCCGACGTTAGAAAGCGTTTTATGCCAGCCGGTTTCCGCGTCGATTTTGGCACGCAGGCCGAGCGCGTAAGCCGTTGCAGGGGCGATGTCGCTGGTGTCGGTGGTGGTGTTCCAGGCCACGAAATCCGGCCAGACCACCATCAGCTCACGCTGGCTGAAATTGTCGCGGTACTTGATGGCATCAGAGACCGTTTTACAGCCGTATGCGCTGACGTAGCCAAAGGCGCGGAGTTGCTGACAGACGGCGGCAAGCGCGGCGGCGACTTCCTGGTTATCCAGACCCGGCACGCCGAGAATGCGCGGCTTTACGCCGAGTTCAGTCTGCGCGGACAGCAGGGCTTTCATGCCGGTATACATGCCGGTGTCGTCTGACCCGCCGATGATGTTGGAGGTGGTTTCCGCCTCGGTTTCGCCTTGGGCGACGCGCACCACGACAACAACCGGTTTAGCCTGGTTAGCGATCGCCATCAGCGAGGCGCGCAGCGTGCCGGTTTTACCGGCCTTACCGGCGGCGGTGAGTACATTGGTAATGAGTACCGGCGTATCCAGCGGGAACGTGGCAGCGTCCGCATCCTCTGCGGTGCAGACCATCCCGATGATAGCGGTGGAAACGGTGGAGATAACGCGGGTGCCGTCATTGATTTCAACAACGCGCACACCGTGATGATAATCAGCCATGGTGTTTTTCCTGTGATTGGGGTGAGGTCAATCATCGCGTGTTGGGGACAATCAGGCACGGCGGGAGGGATGTTTGAACAATGGCACAACGCGGCTGCAGCACAGTCGGATTTGACTGTGTTACCAGGCGCTGGCCAGAACAGTCAGATATGACTGTGCTCGATACAAAAAAGCCCCTTTCGGGGCATGAATTACATGAATTACGCGGGGATTTCAGGCCAGGTAATATCCGGCGCGGCAGACAAATCCAGCCGGTTAAGGGCGACGCGGTATTTTTTCCAGGCGGTCAGGCTTGCCCGTTCCGCCTCCGTGGCATCGTCAATATCGATGGCATCCTGTAAAGGTGCGATAGCCGCGTTTGCCTTTGCCATCAGGGCGGACAAGGCCGTGACGGCTTCGGCCTTGCGTTCTTCAACCGTCGGCGGCGGAATATCCCCCCAGGCGGGCAGACCGTCAGTGCCCGCAACCCGCATTTTACCCTCTGGTGGCGGGAGGGTTTGATATTCACGGTAAACAACATCGCTGACCGCAATGCCATCATCCGGCCAGCTTCCGGCATCGTCGTACACGTCCCGCAACGCACGCGGATAAAAACCGTTGGTGAGCGGGCTGTAAACATAAAGACTTGAGGTGACTGCGCTGTAATAGTTGCTCATTATTTTCCCTTACCAGCCGGTGGCTTCCCAGTAACTGCCGCCGCTGTCCTGGCCGCAGGTGAAACCGATGTTATTAATAATTTGCGCCGTACCAAAGTTGTCGCTGAACGTCCCGCCGCCGCCATTGATGGCGGTCACCTGAATGTTGACGCAGGTGCTCGGGAAGGGAATGGGGAAATTCACCGTTGACCAGCCGCGGCTCCCTTTGTTGACGACGCCCCACTGCTTAATCATTCCTGTGTCACCGCATCGCCACCAGCCGCCGCCGAGATTGGCGGTGTTGGTATTGACCGGCTGCCGGTTATTGGGGCTGAAAACACGCTGCCCCATCTCATAAACCCCGCCACCTTCGGCGGAAATACTCCCCTGTGTCGCCAGGTCACCGGTGCCGGTAAATCTGACAAAGCCCGTTTGTACGGAATTCGCCTGATTAACGGTGCGGAAAAGAAAGCCACCCACGCCGCCGCCCCGGTTGTTTACAAAGTCGGATTCGCCCTGGCCGCCGCTTTCGTTCCAGCCTAAATAGGTCCCTTGCCCGTCGCCAGGGTGCGGGATGGTTATCGCACGGAGGTAATTCGCCGTGACGCGACCGTTCACATCACCGCCCACGCGGGGAAATGCGCCCACATTATCGGCATTCAGCCCGATATCCTGGGTGCCATCAAACGCCACACCGGCAATCTTTCGCGCCGTGGCTAATTTAGTTGCCGCTGCGGCTGTGCCGCCTGAAGGCAGTGCCCCCACGTTTGCCGCACTAAGGCTGATATCCTGCGTGCCATCAAACGCCACACCGGCAATCTTGCGGGCAGTGGCGAGTTTGGACGCCGCGACGGCCGTCCCGCCCGCCGGTAGTGCGCCGACGTCTGCCGGTGTCGGTTTGTTGGCCTGGCAGTAAATTTCATTCCAGTTAGTCCACGGGCCATCGACGCCGTTCCATGCCCCCGACGCGCCACGGGTAAACTGTCGTCCGTTGTTGTTAAAGGCAATCTGCTGCGTCGCATTCGGACCCCACGTCACGAAAATCACGCCGACAAAACCGTTCATCGGGTAGCCTTTATCCGTGGTCGCGGCGGCGGCACCGGGCACGCCGTAATGTCCGAACATGGCCGTGCCATGCAGCGCGTTGGGCGAGTCTGTCGCGGTTAGGTTCGTGCGGATTTTAAAGGCCGTCGCCACCTCATCCGCCAGCGCCTTTTCACTGGCGGCGCTTTGCGCAGCCGTCCATGCCCCCACGTCGGCGGCGGTGGGTTTGTTATTCGCGCTGTACGTGGGCACCCACTCTTTCCAGGGACCATCGACGCCGTTCCAGTCAGCGGACAATCCGCGATTCCAGATATTGCCGGTGAACGTGACGTACATCTGCTGACAGCCGTAGGCGCTTGGCGTGACGTACAGCGTGCCTGCGATGCCTTGCGGATAGTGCAACGCCGCCGTGGCGTTGGCATTTTTAGGCTGCGCGTACAGGGCGGCACTTCCGGCTCCGCTGGCAAAGCCCAGGGTATTAATATCCGTGGTTGTCAGGATGGCCGACGGCACCGTGACGGAATTCACCGCGCTGACCTGCACCCAGTCACGCCAGGGTCCATCTGTGCCATTCCAGGACGCATTCAGCGCCCGCGTCCACACCATGCCGGTGTTTTGCACGGTGTAACGCTGCAGCACGCCGCCCGTCCAGGACGCGGGGATCACCTCCAGCACGCCTGCGGCTTGTGCGCCTGGCGGGTAGCCATTGGCGACGGTGGCATTCGCGCCGGTGCTCTGCACGTAAACCCCGATGTTTGCCAGATTAAACGTATTGATATTCGCGGTACCGAGTACGGCGGACGCGACAGGCAGCGCCCCCACGTCCGCTGCCGTCAGGGTAATGTCAGCGCTCAGCGCTTTATTGTTCACCTTGCGGGTGGACGGTACGCGGGTGTTGGCATTGTCGTTGGCGGCCTTGACCGCTTTGGGCGTGGCGGCCAGCGCTTCGCTGGTACTGCTGACCGCGCTGCTGAGCTGGACAAACCCTTTTGCCGTCAGCGTAGCGTCGGGATGGTTGCGGGATTTTTCATGTGCGGCCAGCAGGTCATTCACATACTGCTCGGTGGCCATAATCACCGAGTCGTCAATCAGCAGGCTGATGGCCTCGGTATTGCTGACGGCAATCACCATCCGCAAAGTCTGCGTGCGGCCTGAACCTTCCGCCAGGGTCGGTTTGTAGGTATCCGCCATGTTGCAGACGGCAATCAGCGTGCCGTCGTCAGCCAACAGACCCATTTCACGCATCCAGAAGCCGCCGACGCTCGCAGAAATCACCGCCTCGGCAATCACCCAGTTACCATGAGTCGGGTCGGGCTTTAAGGAATTGAGCGGCGTGCGGTACACCTCTTTAACCAGCTTGGTCTGCGTAGCGACGGGCGTGGTCGCCTTGCCGTTGCCGTCACCGACGGCAAGCTGCGTAATGTTGATGTCAGTCCCCGCCGCAATGGCGGCCGCAATGCGCGACTGCCCGAGCGTGGTGACAACGGATTTAAATGTGCTCATAGCATCCTCTTATGCGGGGTAAACGGTCAGCAGTTCGCCCAGGTAGTGCGCCGCGCCGGTGTAAACGTCGCCTTTAATATCCTGGGTGATAGTCAGGCCAATCAGATGGCGGCTGGCCGGTTTGGCGTCGGCAATCAGCCGCTCCATCTCCAAATACATGTCTTCGGTGATGCCGGTTTCTAGCACGCCGATATCCAGGCGAAACGTGCCGGGTTCGTCATTCGTCTCCCACCACTCGGTCACGTTAATCAGGTAGCCGAGCGGCTCCACTACGCGCCGGATGGCACCAATGGTTCCTTTATGGCAGTGAATGAACCACGCGGACTGAATGACGCGGCGCTTGGTATAGAGCGGCCAGTTTTCATCCCAGCGGTCAACCGACAGCGCCCACGCCAGGTAAGGCAAAAACCTGGCCGGACAGGTCAGCGGATCCCAAAGCTGCCGCAGCGGCACCGGCACGTTTTCAAGCGCGGCGCAGGCCTCGGCGGCGGCAACTTCCAGCGCCGAGGAACCGACGGGCAGCAGGCGATCACTCATCGTAACCGCCCACTTTCAGGGTGTACGCGGTGCAGAATGACGCCTGCGTTTTATCCAGCTCGATGTCAGCGGCGGG